TAATATGTCTATTCCGTTTAATATACTGTCTCTACCTTTTGTAGCTGGCTTTGCGTTTAAACCTAGTCTATATATCTCTTCAATACTCTTAGGCTCTGCACTATCACAAATAACCTCATCCCTACCTACAATAGGTCTTAGTCTTTCTGCTAGGTCCTGGTTTGTTAATTCTCTTTCGTAGATAATCTCTTTTAAATATAGCTCGTCATCTTTACGATATACAGCAACGCAAGCCGAAGGGTCAATAGAATATCCAAAGTCTAACCCATAAGCTATTAGCTTACAGTCTGGCATAGTATCTACATACTTAACATTCTCATAGACTAACCCACTAATATTGCCATACTCTCCTAGTCCATATATTTTCCAGAACTCTTTATCTGTTTGTTGTAGGTACTCTATTTCTTTAATTAGTGACTTAGGTAGGAATGAATTATTTTTGTAGTTAGACACTATTACCTCAACGTCTCCCACTTCATTAGAACGTTTTATTTCTAATTCCTGGTTAATCCAAATCTGCTCATCGTCTGGGTTAAAGTCTAAAAAGATTTTATTCTCGGTTCTCATTAGTAACTGGAAAAATTCCTGTTTGTATTCTAACTCATTAGCTTCATTACAGTAAAGTATATTTCTTTTAGCTCCTCTAAGTTTCTGCTCGTCGTCAGCACCTATAAACTCTACTAGTCTTTTACCATATCTGTATTGCTTTTTAGTTTTATTGTGATCTATACTATTATACCAGCCTTCAGCTTTTAGAATATCCTCAAAGTCCCTAATAACAGTACCATCTAAATTAGTTCTATACTTTCTTACAGTGGTCCAAACTCCCTCAGTAATATAATTACCATTACCATAGTTTCCACTAATTAACCACAAAGCACACAATTGATTTAAGGACCAGGTCTTACTACTCCTAGTACCTCCTCGGTTAATTACTATCTTAGCTTTGGAATCGTAGTTACGTTCGAATATCTCAGTCGCTTCCACGCTTTATATTGATATTGATATTATGGACAGTCTGTTCTATTTCCTGTTTATCTGGAGCGTTTAAACCAAACATCTTAGCAATAGAATCATAAGCACCTCTATAGTCACTTCCTTTGACCATTTCCTTAAGTAAATAGAATTTGGCTTTCTGGTCCTTAGTTAAGTTTTCTTTTGCTGCTAGGTCCATTAGATACTCCCAGCTTTTAATCATTTTAAAATAGCCCTCAGCTACTTCCTTCCTAGTTATTTGAAAGTCCTCAGCTTCTTTTTTTTGTAACTCTTTGACTGTTAGTATTATGTTAGTATCTGCTAATAGCTTACTAGAGTTTACTTTAATAGTGTCTAGACTAGTAGTTTCGCTAACATCATAAGCCCGTCTATAAGCTTCCGAAGCGTTGCCAGTGTTGACATACTCCTCAGCGAATTTTCTTTGTTTAGGTGTTAGCTTTTTAGTCATTCTTTTGTCTTAGTGATACCTTTAACAATATTAGATAGCCTATTAAGTCAGTAACAGTGTCCTCTGTATTGTCATTAATTCCTTTGTTTTTAATCCTAGATAGTTTATCGTCTATTCTAGCACTTATAGCCTCTATAGAATCTAGCTTACTAAATATGCTTATAGGGTTATTAGCAGTGTCTCCATAATCTGCATTTTTTTGTAATAGTAGTTCTATGACTTCCTCACCTATTTTTTTTATTAAGTATTGAGTCTTCATTATTTTAAAGTATTTTCAATTACCTGTTTTATAAAATAGTCTGGTAGTCTCTTCCACTTCTCTTTAGCTGCCATAAATCTAACAAAGTAGTTTACTGGCTTACTACCAAATAGAGCCTTTTGTTCTTTAATTTCTTTAGGTGTTAGTTTCATTTAAAATCTGCTAAGTCTTTAACATCTACTTTAAACATCTTATAATCATTTTCTTTATAGTAAGATACTAAAGCTCTTTTAGTGCCTAACGATTTTATATAAACTCTCTTTCCGTTATATGTTAATCTTCTTTTCATTATTTCATTAATAAATCTCTTCGTCTTCTCGTCTATCATTTTCGTAAATATAAGCTAATTCTAATACATTGTAGTCAATTCCAAATTCATAAGTCGCTGACGCTACCCCGTTTATGTCAAAACATTGATAAACCTCTCCGTCTATTTCACTATAATAATAGAGTCCGTCTTCGTCAATAAAGTAGCCATAGCTAACTTTTCTTTTTTGGTGTTCTTTTTTTTCTGACATTCCTTTTCTTTTTTACAGCTTCAGCTTCTTTAGTTGTTAGCCAGTTTAATAGTAGGCTCATTTGGTTTTTTACGCAACTATTACAGGCCCAGCTAATCCTAACGTCTGGATAGTTTTCTTTTAGTATAGGATCAAAATTGTTTCTAAGAAAAGAGATGTCTACTTTACTAGGAAACGCTTTTACTTTGTCATATTCTTTAATTACTTGTTCTATTGTCATAATAATCGTCTTTCTATTATACGCAAAATTAATGGAGTTGTCAATATTAAAGGGTCTAAAGTTATAAAAAAAGTTATTAAACTAATCCAAAAGCTAATACAAAAGCTACAGTTAAAGGGTTTGTAGTCTAGTTTATTTATCATAGGTCTAGCATAATCTGTCCAGGTAGTGGCTAGTGATATTATTATTAAAGTGTTAAGTATAGAATTCATTTATCGACCAATTTTTTTTTATTTTATTTGCTAATTCTTTAAATTTATATTGTATAGTGTTTTGATGTATGTTAGTCTTTTTAGCTAGACACTGCTTATTACCTGAGCAAAGTAATAAATGTTCTAGCATAATCTTATCTAAGCCCTCTAGAGAGTTAATAAGGTCTTTTAGTACCTCATCTTTAAAACAGGTATTAGTATAAGTCTCTATGTCTTCTAAGCTGCTAAAGTGACTAGGAATATAGTATTTAGTTTTGTATCTACTACGCTCGCTAATTATTTGAAAGATACATAATTTGTAAACGTATTTCTTAATTGAGTTTTCGCTGTCTAATCGTATAATAAAGTCTTGTCCTTTGTTTAGTAGTAGTATAAAAATATCCTGTTTAAAGTCTTCTAATTCGACTACCTTATACTCTCTACCTATATACAAAATAAAGTTCTCTATTTTCTTAATTAGTTTATTATTCACTTAATCCTTAGTTACGTTATACATTTCAGACTTTAAGAAACTTATGTTTGTTCTCATAGCATCTACTACTCTATATCCAGACTCTAGTAGTCTTCTTAGTTGGTACATTTCGGGGACTTCTACCTTAGCTTCATTAGTGGCTCTAGCTACAGAAAAACCTTCAGCTACTTTAGTATGTATTACTTTCTCATAGTCTTCGTGTGCCTTAGTTCTCATAGTTTCTATGTGATATAGTCTACTAGTTAATTCTTTTAGTTGCTGGTTTAATTTATTGCCGTCAAATATATTAGTGTTGTTATACTCTTCTATTAGTTCAGCTATTCGTTCTAGTGTCGATTTCATTTTGTAAGTCTTGTATTGTTTTAAGTAAATTCATAAAATCCTCAAATTCTAAACAGGCATAGTCTTTCTCAAAGTTTTTAGTAAATACTACTACAGGTGTTTTACCCATTGGCTTATCTGCTCTAGCCTGAGCTAGTGCTTTCCAAATATTTAGCTTTTCCTGGTTTTTACATTCCCAGTGATAGTCGTATAATACAGAGTCTGGGTTAATGTCTATAATATCCCCTTTTATACTCATTCCCCCACTCATTGGAGTACGTCTTACATTAGTATTAAATTTATTATTTAATTGCTTTGCTACGTCTCTCTCGAATCGTTTTCCTTTTTGGTTAGCATTCATTTTTGGAAGTGTTTTCTTATTACTGCTCCTAAGTCCGCATTATTTGGGTAAATAGTACATAAGTAGTTTATACTGTTTTCTATAGGACTGTCTGGGTTTTTATATACTGAGTCTTTAGTCTGCCTATATTCGTTTAAAGTTCTTTTTTTCATAATTTTTTCCGTTGTTTTCTGTCTTCAGAAATTTGTTTAAATAGCAATACAAAACAGCATCCAGCTAAAAAACAAAGTATGTGAGACACTAAAATTAATAAAAATATATTATTCATTATCTTTTAAGTTTGATGACTCTAATTCGGCTTTTTTTAGGTCGTGTTTATATTTATCGAAGCTAGTTTTTAATATAGCATTTTCTTTATAAGATACAGCGTTCTCATATTTTAATTTAGCTATTTGTTTCCTTTGCTTTCTAATTTCGTCTTGTAGTTCGTGTATTAGTTCTAGTATGTCTACTAAAGTCTCTAATCCATCCCTTTTAACTTTGTCTTTTTTCTTTTCTAGTTGGTGACTAGCTTTAATAATTAATATATCTAGTTTATTTTTTCTTAGTAATACGTCTAATTCGTCCATAATTTTGTGTTATTTTGTTGTGTTTTTTAAAATGTTGTGGCCTCCAATAGTAAATCCTAAACCTCCGTTATAATCAAAACAAAGCGGCTCGTCTAGTGTTGGTGTGCCTCCGGTTTCCTTATCTTTAATTTTTTCTACTCTTAGCTGGGTCATCATCCATAACTGAGGACTATTAATGAAACGGTGAATACTAAATAGCTGATCGCATCTGTTGGCGAAAACCTGACCCCCCTCAATATCAGATTTTCTAGGAGGTTGTATATAAGAGGCGAATTCGTGACCAGGAGGATATACTCTTCTAGCTGACTCTGTCATAGGGTGAGTCATTAAATATATAGCTTTTCCCGTTGTATTACAAAACTCTCTAATATCATTACATATTAAATAGTTACGCTCATATTGATTAACTCGTCTATCGTG